TATGCGGAGAAAAAGTAGACATAAGTAACGGAGAAGAAAAATACAATAAACTAGTAGAATACTATAGAGAAAAAAACAAAAGACTAGGGTACGGAAATAATGAAAAAAATTGGAGCCTAAAAAGATACGAAAACGAAAGAAGAAATCTAAAAACACTAGAAAGAATACAAAGAGCAAATAATAAAAATCGCTAACGCTAGCACATTCATGAGCCTACGAGCAAGCTCTTGACGTCATTCATATGTTAAATAAATGTTAAAAAAAATATAAAAATTAGGAATTATGAGATTAAAAACAATACATTTGGACAACAAAATAAAACAAGCACAAACAGAATTAGAACAAGCATATAAAATAATAGCAGAAAGAAAAGCATATATAAGAATATTAAAAATACTAAAAACTAAAATAAATGACACACACAATTAAAGAGATCATAGGAATACAAGTAGATGAAAAATATCTATACATACAAAGCGAAAACAATGTAATAAGAATAAACATAGAAAGTTATAAAGATTGGGAAGAACTAATAACAAAAATAACAGATGAAAATTGAAGTAATAAATCAAACAGACAATACAAAACTATATTTCGATGACATAGAGAGCGCCATAACGCAAATTAAAAGAGAAATGAGATGGAACCAAACTCTAGCGGAATCGAACTTAAGTATAAAACCAAAATGTATAACTATAAAAATGAAAATATATGAAATAAAAGAAGATGAATAAAATAAAATGGTTCACAATAAGTGAACATATAGACGAAGAAACTGGCGAAATACTAACGCCATTAGAATTTAAAAAAGAATACTACAAAATACAAACAATTAAAAAAATAGAAAGAAATGAAAGTAGTGGAATCATCAAATACCAACACATTGGAAGAAACCTTAGACAAGGTAAATTATTCGAATGAATTAGAAGTAGAACCAATAGAAAATACACCATTTGCAATAATTAAAACAAATGGAGAATACTTCGGAGCAATCGGAAAACATAGAATAACAGAACCATACAGAAACTTAGAAGAACTAGAAAAAGAACTAAAAGAATTTAGTTGGAATAGAGTAACACAAGTTATATGGGCAGTAGTAGAAAAATATAAAGAAATCTTAAAAGAAGAATAATGAGTAAAGTAACATTAGGAGGCGACAGATTAGGAGCCGGTAAAAAACAAACAGTAGATTTAAAAAACTACGAAAGAAGTACACATGATCTAGGATATGTGTGGAGAAGTACAATGGCATCAGGTACATTAGTACCATTTATGAGTGAAGTGGCATTGCCGGGCGATAACTTCGACATTGATTTAAATGTAGATATTATGACACACCCAACAATAGGACCATTGTTTGGGAGTTATAAAGTACAATTAGATGTATTTCAATGTCCAGTAAGACTATACAATGGAAAACTACATATGAATATGTTAAATATTGGTATGGACATGAGTCAAATTAAACTGCCACAAATTACTTTAGCAGTAGATGGAATATATGGAGATAAACAAGCAGCAGACAATGACCAAATTAATCCAAGTAGCATATTTAGTTATCTTAATATTAGAGGTTTAGGTATGCCACAATTTGGAGGAGACCCTGCAGATATTTCAAGAAAATTCAACGCAATCCCATATCTCGCCTATTGGGACATATACAAAAATTATTACAGTAACAAGCAGGAAGAGATTGGCGCAGTAATTCACAATGATCAAACAGCAAATACAGCAACAATAAACTACTTTTTTTTACATCAATCAAATACAAATTATATAACGTTAACTAGTACTCCAACAAATACACCACAACCTTTTACATTGACAAACGAAGGATTTATGGATGTAGTAATGAGTAGCTCAGCTGACGCAAATCCAGATGAAATAAAAATAAGAATAGGAAATCAAATATTACCTGTATCAGATATATTTACAGAATTTAATATAATAAGTAGTACAACATATAGAGGAACGAATCCAAAAGAAGAATTTCAAGGATTAGAATTTTATTACTATTATGTATATGAACCAGCAGAATTACAAGAAAAACCACAAATTGTAACTTTCCCTTTAGCAAACATAGATACAATGAGAGAAGAAATTCTATCAAATGTATTTGACCCAAACGCATTCGACATTAATGCGAGTAGTAATGCACCATACGGATTACCAATTAAAAAAGGTACAAATGGAAAATGGTGTAAAACAAGCCCACAAGAAGGCTTAGGATTAAAAACATATCAATCAGACTTATTTAATAACTGGATTAGTACAGAATGGATTGATGGAGAAAATGGAGTGAATGCAATAACAGCAGTAGACACAAGCGAAGGAAGTTTTACAATAGATAGCTTACAATTAAGCAAAAAAGTTTACGACATGTTAAACAGAATTGCAGTAAGCGGTGGAAGTTATGACGATTGGCTAGACGCAGTATATACGCACGAAAGAACAAGAAGCGTTGAAAACCCGATGTATATGGGAGGTTTAATCAAAGAGTTAGTTTTCCAAGAAGTAGTAAGTACAACAGCAAGCACAGTAGAAAATGATATTCAACCTTTAGGAACATTAGCAGGTAGAGGAAAATTAAGTGGAAAACATAAAGGAGGTAAAATTAATATCAAAGTACATGAACCTAGTTATATCATTGGTATTGTATCACTTACCCCCCGAATTGATTATTCTCAAGGTAATAAATGGGATGTTAATTTAAAAACAATGGATGATTTCCATAAACCAGCATTAGATGAAATTGGGTTTCAGGATTTGTACACTGATCAGCTTGCGTGGTGGGATACGGAAATCAATAATACAACAGACGAAATAACGTTTAAAAGTGCAGGAAAACAACCGGCATGGATTAACTATATGACAAACGTAAACCAAGTACGTGGAAACTTTGCTGAACAAACACAACAAATGTGGATGACTCTAAACAGAAGATACGAAAACGGAATAGGAAACCAAATAGAAGATTTAACAACATACATTGACCCAAGTAAATTTAATCACATCTTTGCAGACGCAAGACTGGATGCACAAAATTTCTGGACTCAAATTGGAGTAAATATCATAGCAAGACGTAAAATGTCAGCGAAATTAATGCCTAATTTATAATAACAAAAGGGGGAGAAATCCCCCTAATAAAACAAAAAAATATGTATAAAAAACCGGAATACAATAAAACAACTTTAAAAGTAAACCAAAGTTTAGAGGGAGAAACAATCGAACAAAAAATCGAAAGAGTAACAACAAATAAAGAACCAATTAAAGACGGAGCACCATTAATCTATACAGATAGAAATGAGGGTGTATTAGCAGGTTATAATATTAGGACAGATAGATTTGAAATAGCAGTAGAAGCAATGGATAAAATCCAAAAAAGTGAAACAGCAAAAAGAGAATCTAAAGCAAAAATGGAAGTAGTAACAGATGGAGGCGAAACCTCGTCAGTACCTGCGTCTAATGGAACAAATGAATAATTAAAAAAAAATTTAATCAAGCGGTACGCATGTACTCTTATATATCAAGTATAGGTACCGCTTTTAAAAAAGCGCGAAAATGACAATAGATGACTTAAGTAAAGGTGTAGGAGTAGCAGGAAGTGTACTCGGTATGTTCAGTGGAAACACAAGAAGAAAACAACAAATGAGTGACCAAAAAGAATTGATGGACAAACAAAAAGAAAATCAAATGGCACTAAACAGAGAACAACAAAAAATAGAATTAGAAAATTGGAGAGCAACAAACTATGCAGCTCAAAGAAGCGAAATGGAAAAAGCAGGACTAAATCCAGGTTTAATGTACGGAGGATCAGGCGGAGGCGGAATGGTAATGGATAGCGGAACCGGTGGCGGAGCAAGTGGAGGAAATGCACCAACTCAACAAAATGATATGGGCATAATGGGGATACAACTTGCTCAATTACAAAGCCAAGTAGAATTAAATAAAGCACTTGCAAATAAAGCAAATGCAGAAGCAACAAAAACTGGCGGAGTAGATACAGAACTAGCTGGAGCAAACAAAGCATTAACAGAAATGAATACAAAAAATGCTGAAGTAATAAATCAAAGAGAAAGCAGAAGCCTAGAAGATGGACTAGATACAATAAAAGCGAATAGAGATAAAGCAGTAGCAGAAAGTGCAAAAGCAAGTACAGAAGCAGATGTAAGTGCAACAACAAAACAAGCACAAATAGAAAAAATAAATTCAGAAGCTAAAAATGAAGCATTTAAATTAGCAGTAATGAAAAGCGGAATAGAATTAAATGATGCACAAATGCAAAACATGCTAGAACAAATTAAAATAGGTAAATTCAATGCAGAAAAAATTGGATTAGACCAAGTAAAAGGAAAAGCGTTAAACCAAGTATACGAAAAAGTAATGAAATACTTCGGAGTAGACAACAAAGCAATGAAATAAATGTGTTTATATCCGAGATTAATTAAAAATAGAAAATATACCGCAAATAAAAAAAACGGGGGGAATGTTCCCCCCGTTTATGATTTAAGAACATTAATGGTTCCAGCAGGATGCGGAAAATGTATAGAATGTAAAAAACAAAAAGCAAGAGAATGGAGCGTAAGACTACAAGAAGAAATAAGACATAATACAAATGGTAAATTCGTAACGCTAACATTTAGCGACGAAAGTATAAAAGAACTAAGCAAAGAAGTAAAAGGACTAAGCGGATACGACTTAGACAATGAAATTGCAACACTAGCAACAAGAAGATTCCTTGAAAGATGGAGAAAAAAATATAAAAAATCAGTAAGACACTGGTTAGTAACAGAATTAGGAGGAAATGGAACAGAAAACATACATATGCATGGCATATTGTGGACAAATGAAAATGAAAAAACAATAAATGAGATATGGAAATATGGCTTTACATGGGTAGGAAATAAAAATAACGGAGGTTACGTGAACGAAAGAACAATAAATTACGTAGTAAAATATATAAATAAAGCAGATAATAAACATAAAGAATACAATAGTAAAGTACTAACAAGCGCAGGAATAGGAAAAAACTATATAGAAAGAACAGATGCAGAAAAAAACAAATACAATGAAAACACTAAAGAAACATATACAACAAGACAAGGAACAAAATTAGCACTGCCAATATATTACAGAAACAAAATATATACAGAAGAAGAACGTGAAAAACTATGGATAGAAAAATTAGATAAACAAGAAAGATACGTATGCGGAGAAAAAGTAGACATAAGTAACGGAGAAGAAAAATACAATAAACTAGTAGAATACTATAGAGAAAAAAACAAAAGACTAGGGTACGGAAATAATGAAAAAAATTGGAGCCTAAAAAGATA